CCTAGGTACGCGTTTGATAATATTTCCAATCTCCGCACTCTTTCGAGAGGAGCTGGTTTGATGGGATGATGTCATTTCTCGTACTAAATGCCTTCGCAAAGACAATTTCCGATAATGAGCCACAAATTCCAGACTTAACTGAATTAAATGTGATATGGACCGGTAATAAACCTTCTCTATCGAGTTAAATGTTCATACATTTATGCTCCCATAACAGTTGCGTTACCTTCCCGGTCAAGGGCCCTTGTAAGAGCCGGCGTAGCTAATCAGTCTTAAGAAATAAGATTGTTCGAGACGATGACAATATGTCGTCCGACTTAGTTCCGTTTAACCGCTCTACGATCACCCCTTAGCTTCGGCGTTCGCCTACTAGGATTATTCGTCCTCAAGGTTTGGCAACGTACTTCTCTTTTTATGGTCTTATTGGGCTTTAATCCCTCAATCGGTTGCTCAGGTGCATCATAACAATGCCCACGGGTCCGATACCTAAGTACATAAAGTAGAGGAACGTCCATTTATAGGTTACGTTTGTTCTTCATCCAAGATCTCCATCGAGTTAACCACTTACCTCCCCGGACAAAGTCTAGGGGGCGTGGTGCTTGACGTCGAATTGTGAGATCAGGCGCAAGGCCTAATCCGTCTATGGCAGTTTCCAACTGATCAAGTTGGTCCACCAGACACGATAAACGATCTAATGAAAGATCCTTTTCTTGGTATTCGATAAGTTGTGCTTCGAGTGATCGAAGTTCACTATGAAGGTCATAGAAAGAATCCCGATAACAGAATTCGATCATCGCCATCAGGGCTCTTATCTGAGCCTGAGATAGCGTTTTCGGGTCACGTACTAGCCAGATTGCATCTGGCATAGCTTTAACGGCCCTAGGCCAATTAGATCCTGAATATAAAGGATCTCCTACAAATACGAACCGAGGCAATTGCCAAGGTTCATAGTCTGTAGTCCCATAGTGAGCCCGGGTTCTGTCTACCTCAACTAGTTTAGTTAAGGCCTTAGCTCGGGGGAGAACATCTCTTACCCGATCTAAGATAGATGCCGCCAGATCCTTAGTCCATTGGATATCAGGAATCTGAGAATCTAAACGACCAGTAGACATCCATTTTAGGATGTTTTCATCATAACCCGGCCCTCCAGGTCCGTAGTAAGAAACTACGTAACCTTGGAGTCTTCGAGGAAGTGCCGTCCACAGTTGGTTAACTCCAGATACCGATCGGTATCCAAACCCCAAGGCCATCAAACCTTGAGTTAGAGTTAGAGAGTACTTACGTACCATCTCCAACCACGCTGACAATGAGCCAGCGGCTGCTAGGACTTCTAAGAGCGCTACCGGACCTACAGAGTTTCCTCTGAAGAAGATCCGTTTAGCAAACTCCAGAACTCCATAGCCTTTAGCATCGTGCACGGATTTCGAAAGTTGGATACCAACTCCTAATCCGGCCATCAGCCGAAGGTAGATATTCGCTACAGCCTTATCAGCAATCACTATGTCATCTCCTAAGAGAGCATAGTCCTCAAACCATTCTTTTCCATTAACTTTTCCTGCCAACTCTGCAGATAGTTGAACTATCGCATGATGGGTCAAGGCTAACATAGCCCAGGAAGTTAAAGCCCCCATTGGTTGTCCAACTGCGTAGTGTACAAATCGCGGATTATCCTCAGGTTGAGTCAAAATGACTCGTTGAGGTAATGCGTAACTACGACCTACCATTAGACTCATCCATAGGTTGGCCCCATGAGTGGTTATAAGCCGACTCAAAAGAACCCCTTGAATAAGAATTGGAAGACGATCCGTAGCCGAAGATAGGTCCAAGGACCAAAATCTACGGT